TGCGATTCGTATGTTCTATATGTGTCACCAGCTGAAGTTGGTTTAAGCTCTATACCATCTGCTTTTGCTGCTTCAACCATAGCTGCCCATGCGGCTGCGGTAAGCCAATGAAGCTTACCACCACCAGCTGCTGGACGCAAAAGAGATTCTGGAAGCTTACCGGGAGCAACACCCTTAAGATCAGCTGGTTGCTTAACCGGAACTACGATGTCCCATTCTACTTTTGGCATATTGCGCCTTTCTATCTGCTAGAACTATGAATTACTTCTTCTTTTTCTTCTTTAAGATAGCTGCCTTAATGAAGGGAGGAAGTTTTTTCTGACTGGCCGTTAGACCAGCTTCACTCTTTTTTGCACCCTTATTAGCTGGGGCTTTTTTTGATGTCATTTTCTTTTTCATAGCCATGATTAGTATCCCATCTTTTTCTTGGATGACTTCTTTGTCATTTTCTTACCTGACTTTTTTGCATATGCTTTAGCTTTCTTTTCGCCAGCCTTTGTATATGCAAATGATTTATTTCCTACTTTTGGCATTTGTTTCTCCTTGTTATTTGTCTTTTTAATTAGTAATTAGATTAATTGTATATTACCACTTAACTTTATTCGCCCAGTAAGCAGCGGACATTACACCCTTGCTAATATTTTTTGAGTGACGAGCCTTAAAAGATTCGCGACGTCTACGATAGGCGGCAGACTCGCCCTTTTTCTTTGGCGAGCCAGAAACTCCCTGTTGACCAAATCTAATAAGCTTTACTTTAGATCCACTTTTAGCTAAAACAGCATGACTTTTTTTGGGATGATTGGGAGTTCGTTTTGGCTTGTTGTAGCCAGCAAAAGTTTCATTACCCTTTTTAATCGCCATGTATTTAACCCTTTATTTTGTCGGTTTAGGATGTTTGTCTTTTGATACTTTTCTAGATTTTGCTAAAGCCATTATTTTTAGACTACCTGTTGATCTGAACCGCCACCACCGCTGCTTTTCTTTGGTGTTGACTTTTTCTTTGTAGCCGCTGGTTTCTTTTTTGAAGAGGTTTTCTTAGCGACTTTAGTTACATTCTCTACTTCCTTTTTGGCTTCTGCCACAAGGTTAACTGCGGCTTTGTCAACAACATCAACAACTTCCTCAGCTCGATTCATCGCCTGATCTATTACCGCTTCAGGAATAAATGAAAGAGGGGAGTTTTTCTTTCCCTTCTCATTTGCCAGTACAGCTTGTAGTTTTGTAAAGAATTTCTTAATCATTTTATACCTCTTTATTTTAATTTGAGTATGTTTATATAGTATCGCTTTAAACCGCAAAATGCAAATTATCGACCCTGTTGAGCCTCTTTTATCGCATTGTATCTATCTGCTGTCTCTTTGGAGGCCAAAGAAAAAGCTTGTGATGCGGCGTCTTTTACGGCTTGAGAAAAAGCATCCACATTAGATGGATCTGCCCCCTCAATTCCAACAGTTAGACAAACCATAACATCCACATTTTCAAAGTTTCCAGTATTAATTTTTCTTCCTACAGCGACTGTTAAAACCGGTTCAGTTTTAACGGTTAGCTTTTGATGTGTTGCAACTACCGAATCCATTACGGTCGAAACAGATTGCTCTACAGCGCTTTCGGTTATCTTTGGCATTTATACTCCTACCTTTTCTAATTGATTTGTAATTAATTTGAGGGTATTAATAGACTGTTCTTCTAGAGACATGTCATCGGTTTTAAGAATATGTGTTGCTTTGCCTTTAATAATGTCAATCTGTTTTTCTGAATGATGATTCATTTGCTCATACGAAAGTGGTCGTCCATCTCTTTTTATAATTCTTTGGTTTAAAGTTTTTTCTTCTGCATCAAATACAATAATCATACCATTTGGTTGTTTCAGAATAGAGTCAGCTTCATTTTCAAATCTAACATCAGATATAATTACCGCAAATGGGTTTGGGACCTGATCTTCGCTTAGACGATTTACATACTGTCTGTATAGTTTTGAAGACTTCATAATTGCCCAATCCGAAAGACACGAGTCTCTGTGACTTCTACAGATATCCCCTGCCGTTTGTAAAAAGTTTCTAGGTTTAGTTCCTTCTGGCTCTATAGAAAGAGCTTCAATCTGCATAACCATGTTTGTGAGTTTTTCGTAGTCTGGAACGAAACCAATAGAACTTCCACCATAAATATCGTAAAGAACGTCGTGAATTGCGTAAAGTTTTCTAGACCTTTCGTTAACTCCTTTTATATTTTTTTTGATAGAAGCTAGCTCATACAATGGAAGAGCATAGAAAATATGCTGCCAAATAATTAAATTACCTTCGGCCAAACCAGCCGCAGACACAACAGAACCTTTTGGACATATGGTTTCTGCTACAGAAGTTTTTCCACTTCCAGCCCTACCGGCTAAGCCAATTATAATTGGATAATTTTCATTAAAAGTCTTACTCATGGTTTCACAAGTATATCACAAATTTTTACGATTACGTTTTTTATCGGCTAATTTATCCAAAAATTGATTACACAGCTCGTCTGGCTCCCACACAAAGTTTCTTTCAACTTGAACAATCTTGAAATTAAATTCTTCTTTTATGTCCTGAATAGTCATAAGCAGGGGGAGTAATGAATTGTTTCTGCATTTCCATTTACCGCTTATCTGATTGGCAACCACTGCGGAGTCTGTATAAATGATCGGGTCATGAAAATCAGACATAGAACATATTAATAACGCCGATATAACGGCTTCAAATTCGGCTTCATTATTGGTTCTTAAACCAAGACCTCTGGCAAATTGTGCAACCTTTTTTCTGTTTTTGTATACCACCGTAGCACAAGCGGCTTCTCCTATTTTTTTTTGTCCCTGACCTCTGGATGCTCCATCGCAAAATACTTCAATATGCATTGGGGCTATATCTTTATATCAAACTTTATATTTAATTCTTTTGCTCTTTTTTTAAGGTTGTTTAATTGCCCCTCCGTTGAAACAATGTGCGTACGTATAAGAGAGTATCTTCTTTTCTTGTACTCTATCTGAGTGGGAAAATCTAAGTACTGTCTAGATTCAGAAAAAAATTCATTTGACGAATCAACTGCTTTATAATGACCGATATACATATCAGTATGTCCTAAAATCTTTTTCGCTATAAAACCCTTTTTCTTCTCTTGAAGAAGCAATCTGCATAGATTGAACTTTGTCAATTAACTTTCTTGCCGACTCAGAAGCGATTCTTGCTGCTGCCTCCATGGATTCAGCCAAATGAACTATTGACTCAGCAGTAACTAGAGCGGTATATTCGCCCTCTGCGGCTCCTAGGGCGTTGGCTTCTCTTTCGGCCTCGTTCTTACCCACCCTGTTAGCCTTGTAGACCCTCTTGTATGACCCCTCTATGAGCTTATATTGAGCTCTGGCCATTCCGGCAAAACGCGCTATCCTTCCATAAACATTCGATGTTCTTGCAACCAAAGAAGCTAAATCTTTTATATCAAGGTCAAGAGTATCGGTATCTGGTATGGTTATAAAATATTCTGAGTCCTTTTCCCCCGAAGCATAGGCCGTTACAATTTCTTGAATTTGTGGATCTATAAAAGATCTTAAAAGTTCATTTAGTTTCTGCATTCCGTGAACGTTCATGTTATTCCTTTTTTAGATCAAGAAAGTTTATTACATCTTCCATCTTAGATTCTATCACAATCTTCAGTATTTTATCTCTTGTTTTAGATAAATGCTCCCTAACCGTATTTGGATGCTCGGATATTTTTTGGCTTATTTGACTCGACCTTAGTCCATCAACATAACGCCACTTTAAAAGCTGCCTTTCCTGAATGCTTAAGCTTATAAATGGTTCTGCGCAATTTTCACCAAGAATCCAAAACTCATTTATCTCTTCTGCACTTAGGAACGATTCCATTTCCTTGTCTTCTACAGGTGCCTTAAAGCCAATTTGATTTTGCTGATCGTCGCTCTCGTCTGAAGACTCATCTGCCAATAGGGGAAATGTTTTTCTTCCTAGTTGATCTATTAAAAAAGTATCAACATTTTTTTTCAAGAGATAAAAAAAATAACTATAAAGAAATCCGACTAAAGGGTATTGGTCCCTTTTCTGAATCTCTTCTTTGGTATCGCGCAATACATTGAAAAAATGTCATGTCAACAGTCTGCCTAACATCTTCTTCATCGCCGATATCTTTTTGCCATATACGTAATTCCGTCTGAGAACTTCATTTACATGCTTATATCCAGCTAAATTAAGTTTGTTTTTCATTAAAGAAAAACGAACAAACGGATCCTTTACAAAAAGAGACGTAAATCTTCTAATGTCATAATCATTTAAATTATATTTACCATAATATAACATTGTTGTATATTTTGTTAGGAAATTATTAAAAACTTTTATCAATTCTCTTTGAGATTTTTGATTACCGTTTTTAGCTTTTACTATTAACTGCTGCATTTCCTCTTCGTCTAAATTGTAATATTGCTCTTTATACGACCCCATTATTTTCCTTCCCAATTCAAAATCTTATCTGCGTAAAAAGATCTAATGTCTTCATAGAATATTATGTTTTTAATTCCCAACTGCTCTGCGTAATCTTTTGCGTCGGTATTAAATTTGCTTATAACAAAAATCAAATTATTGAATTCTTTTTCATAATATCTTTTAAATCTTTTAAGTTTTATTTTACTTTTATCATCTAAAAAACCTTTTATTTCAATCCAAATACTTTTGTTGTTTATATAAAAATCTGGAGTATAAGCTTTGGTTCCTCGTTTAATCGGAAATGCAAAAACGGTTGGTTCAAATTCAAAATCAATATTATACAACTTTAATATTCTAGCAAAGTTAGCTTCCCAATTGGACCTTAAAACTAAACCTATATCTTCCCTATAACCAGTCTTTGTATGCTGGTAGACGTTGCCTTTGCCACCGCTTTGATGCTATAGTGGTTTCGTCAATCGTATAGTTCTTTAGCAGGGGGCGGTTTAAAACAGGGTGTTTTGTAAGACCAGAGATCTCCAAAAAAAATTCCTCTGGAGCGTTGTTTTTTACCATATATCTGCTATCCTATACCTATAACCTAATCCTAGTCCATTATAATTTATAAACCATCCACAAATCAAATAATCAAGGAGAATAACATGACAAGCAAGTTAGACACACTCATCGATAGCTTCCTCATTGAGGTTAACGAAGAGATTATCACTAACCTCAGCACAATGGGCTACTCGCGTGACGAGGCAACAAAAGTTGTTGCGGAGTTCGGTGAGTTCGATCTGGCCGCTTCAGCAGCTGCTGAACCAGTCACCGCCTAAGTAATTCCCCCCGCTTGGGGTAGGGACCGGAATATGGTTCCTGCCCCAAGTTTTTTATTTATACCGCTATGCTTTAGCGAGCTTGCGCAGCCTAAAGACCCCCGTATTGCAGGCTCCCGATTTAGCGAAGTCGCAGTAAGTGCAAGCTCTTTCGTTCTTAGTTGGATGAAAAAATGTGTCTTTAGTAATCTTATTTATTTCTTTAATTAAATTTTGTTTTACATTTTCTAAATCTTCCCTAGTAAAAAGATGACCTTTCCTTCTACCGGATCTTAAATAATACATTTCCGCGTAAATGTTTTTATTGGGAAAGGCTTCAGAAACCGCTAGAGCATAAATGCCCAGCTGTAGATTACTTTGTATATCTTTTTGCGCGACTTCCCATTTACCAGTTTTATAATCGATTATCTTTAATGTATTTTCATCAACAATATCTATTCTATCTATGTAACCAAGAATGGAATAGCTACCAATTATAAAATTAAACTGATATTCCTTATCAAGAACATCGAATGTGGATTCACCATATTGATCAAAAAATTCATTTAGTATGGTGGTTCCAACTTCTACTAACTGATCTCCAACAATTTTATCTGGGTCTTGTTTCTTGGCGTGATGTTCATATGATTCAACCAATTTAGTGTGATCAAGTTTTTCTTCTTTAGAAACATTATCTTCTAATACTGAATGTATTATATTTCCGAAGAAGAGCCGCGTCATTTTTCTGTCTTGGCTCTTTTTGTATGTAGCTATAAAAGTATTTTGATGGACACGACTTGTAGGTGTCTATTCTTGAATAAGAAAAATCCACTAAAGCAAGGCGCTCAAAGTCGGATAATTCCGATATGGATTTAATTTGTATTGTCATCAATATCCTGTATATTTTGAACAAAAACCCCATTTTCGTCATACTCATTGCCATTTTCATCTATAAAATGACCACTATGAATATTCCTATATGAACCGCTCCCCCACAGGGATCCAACCAGTAGTGCCAATTTCCATGTAATCATCTTCGTTATACGGCCAGCTCATCATTTTCCATCCAATCGTTTGCGCCCTCTTTTAATGATACCACGGTATTGTTAATACCATCGATATTATAATAGTAGCTTAATATTGCGTGAAGATCAGCGAGCTCAGACGAAGAAGCATAAAAGCCAGCTATGCCAGATTGAACAAAATAACTTAAGGCATCCCCTGCCCTATATTCAATAAGGGTAATTTCATTCAAAACCATTCTACCCACTTCTTGTGTATTCATAATCTACTCCTCATATATAGTTATCGGATTAAAATTTGGGTCGTTCATTTTTTCCCTCATATCACCAACGTAAGAGTCCCAATCTCTTTCATCTTGAGATTTTTTCTCATACTTAACAGTTCCCTTAAATGGATTAGTTTTAAATTTAGTTATGATTAGTTTACCTTCTTGTGTTCGCCATCTAAGAATACCATTTTTGCAATCACAATAATCGTCTGGGTGCGCATCTATGCAGCCCCTGGGATCATACCTGCCGCTGCAGGTGTTGCATTTCGTATACCTACCCTTATCCTGGCACCTATTGCACGATGAACAGAACGCCCAGCATGGCTTTTGTGTTGGATTTTGGTATGTTCCCGGTAGTGTCATGTTAGCTCCATGTGTTTATTAGTTCGTTAATTTTATCTTGTATTTTTAACGATGTTGTTTTTTTAAAACGAAAAGTAACCTTTTTATTGTTCTCTATGTAAGAAAAGAAAACATTTATTGGTCCGTTTGTAGGCTCAATTATATCATAAATAGTTTGAATTAGTTCCATACTAGGCGACTTGGAGAGTTTTAAATTTATTGATTGAGTACCAATAGCTTTTGATGCATCTATTTTATCAATAGAATTAAAAAATATCTTTGTTGTAGCTACTTCATCTTCGTTTTCCCTATTAATAGACCCCGTAACAATCACTATATCGCCCTCTAAAAAGAAATCGTCAGCTAAATTTTTAGACTCCCTTGGAAAAACGATCACCTCCATTTCCCCGGTGAGGTCTTCAACTACAAACTTGAACATCTTCTGACCTTTTTTGGTAATAATTTTTTTAACTGCCGTAATTATTCCGCCAACTTTAACGTTTGCGCCACTAGACATTTCGCCTGCGTCTTGTATCTTTAGGGTAATATCCTTCTGCAAGAAATCCCACACGCCCTCGATTGGATGCTTAGACACATATATGCCCAATTCTTCTTTTTCCTTTTCTAATATATCTAACTCATATTTTCTTGTCATATCAAATTCTTGGTCTACGCTAATAAGTTCATCTAAAGCGCCAGCTCTTGCAAGGTGTTCAAGTGTTGATTTTTTTAACACAGCTTTATCAACTCTTCTAAAAAAATCATACATATTTAGATATGGTCTTTCAACATTCCTACAGTTAATTACTGCATCCGCTATAGATTCGCCAATACCGTTAATCGCAGACAGTCCAAAAATAATTGTGCTATCGTCAATTACCTCAAAGTCTTTATTAGATCTGTTAATTGACGGCGGAAGCACCGATATACCAAGCTGCCTACAGTCGGATAAATAGGCAGCTAATTTATCTTTATTTCCAACCACAGAAGACAATAACGCAGCCATATACTCCGCAGTGTAATGAGCCTTAAGGTAAGCGGTTATATATGAAACCATTGCGTAGCTAGCGGCGTGAGCTCTGTTAAACCCATAGCCACCAAAGTATTCAATATCCGAATAGATTTTATTAGATATTTTTTTATTCAAACCAGAATATGATTCGCATCCTCTTACAAATTTCTGTCTGAATAAAGCTATTTTATCCATAAGCTTTTTACCAATAACTTTTCTTAAATCATCGGCTTCAGCGGAAGAAAAACCAGCAAGCTCTCTAGCTACGCCCAACACATCTTCTTGATATAGCATAATCCCCAACGACTGTCCAAGAACTTTTTCCAGCTTTGGATGATCGTATAAAACCTCAGATCTTCCATGCTTTCTATCAATGTAGAGTTTGTCCATCCCAGAGCCCATAGGACCGGGCCTGTGTAATGATATTAATGCCATGATGTCTTCTATTGTTTTAGGTTGAAGCTGAACCATCATCTCTCGCATGCTGTTCGACTCAAGTTGAAAAACGCCCATAGCCTGCCCCTTGCACAACATTTCAAAGGTACGCTTATCGTCCAATGGAGTTTTATTAATATCAATATTAATTCCCCTCCTACCCCTAACTAAATCAAGGCAAATATCAATAACTCCAAGATTTCTTAATCCAAGAAAATCTATTTTAAGCAGACCGCACTGCTCAACCCTACCCATATCCCACTGGGTTACAACTGGCTTGTCTACACCTTTTTGCATTATGGGCAGATAATCCATTAGGGGATTGCGGGATATGACAACTCCAGCTGCGTGTATGCCGGTCTGCCTTACTAAATTCTCTAGTCCAAAAGCCGCATCTATGATTTCTTTTGCTTGTAAATCTTTTTTATAGATGGAAGAAAACTCTTGTACTTCCATGCATTCGCTTAAATCTTTTGAAATACCTAACACTGGTGGCGGAATAAGCTTAGCTACTTTATCACCAGTAGAAAAATCGTAACCAAGAGCCCTAGCAGCGTCTCTAATGGATTGCCTAGCGCCAGTTCTGTTGAATGTACAAATATGCGCTACTCGATCACTGCCATATTTAGATCTAGCGTATTCAATAACCCTATCCCTGTGCCTGTCGTCGAAGTCAAGATCAATGTCCGGCATTGATTTTCTTCCTTCAACTAAAAATCTTTCAAATAGTAAACCAAACTTAATCGGATCTAGATTTGTAATATCAAAAGCATAGGACAAAACACTCCCAGCAGCAGACCCTCTACCCCATCCAACTCTTATATTATTTGATTTAGCCCATCTAACAAGATCCGATACAACTAAAAAGTATTCGGGAAATCCCATATCTTTTACAACTTTTATTTCATAATTTGCTCGCTGAACAATCGATTCAGGAAGTTCATTACCATATCGATTGCGCAATCCCTCCCAAGCCAATCGCTCAAAATACTGAGTTGATGTTTCATTTGTTGGAATTGGAAAGTTTGGAAAGTGAATTTCTCCAAACTTTAAATTTACATCAACCATATCACAAACTGACATAGTATTTTTTAGCCAGTCTGCGTTAAATAGCGTTTCCATATCTTGGTAGGATTTCAAATAAAAGTTATCTCCGGAAAAAGAGAATCTATTTTCAGTATGCACATTAGAGTTAGTGGCTACACATAACATGATGTCGTGTGCCCTAGCGTCATGTTGATGCACGTAGTGGCAGTCGTTAGTTGGAATCACTTTAGCCCCAATTGTTTTCGCTATCTCTATGAGCTTATTGGAAATTTTTCTTTGTTCTGTTATTCCGTGATTCTGTATTTCTATAAAATAGTTTTCTTTACCAACAATGCTCTGCATCTTATACGCAGCTTCTAGCGCAAAATTATAATCATTTCTTAAAAGCGCCTGGCAGACTTCACTATTTAAGCAACCAGATAAAACAATAATTCCTTCAGAATATTGAGAAATTAAATCGTGATCTAGTCTAGGCTTTACGTAGTATCCTTCTAAAAAAGATTTAGAAGACATTTTAATAATATTGTGATAACCAACATTATTCTTTGCCAATATTGTTATATGATAAGGACCCCTTTGTTCCCACTCATTTTTAGACGGGCCAGATCTTTCCTCTTCATCTCTGTCAAATCTAGTTTTTCTAGCTTGATAAAATTCGCTTCCGAAGAATGGGCTTAACCCCTACTGCCGTAGCTACGTCATAGAAATCTAGCCAAGAGTGTATGTTGCCGTGATCCGTTGTAGCTAGGCCGGACATGCCAAGCGACTTAGCTCTATCAAGATATTTTTCTATATCACCATGCCCGTCTAGCATTGAAAAGACTGTATGATTATGTAGATTAGTCCAATTTTTCATTGAATTCCTCTTTGTCTTTTGATATCATCTAACACCTTCTGCTTATCTTTTCTATAGCAAACGATTACAACTCCAGAACAATATTTACACACAGGAGGCTTTCCTGCTTGGGCAAACGGACTAGCAAACATAGACCTTTCAGACTGCTCAGTGCCACAGTCGGAGCACAAACCTATTACATCATCGTTTGGCATTGGAATCCTTTATGGTTTTGTAGGCAAATCGAACCGGCGAAGGTGAAGACTGCTCACTTGTTTCAAACAGCTTATCACCTATTTTAACCCATTTATTTCTTTTTTCCAAAGCACAGTTTCCGCAGCCGACCCCTACCGCATTAGCTCTGTCGCACGTGTACGGCCTGCCGCCTATGCCCAACTCCCTTCTTCTTATCCAATCATTAATGTGTCCAGTAGATTTTTCAAAATTATAGTCGTCACAACTACTAAGTATTTCGTGAAGATACTTTATGGAATCTACATTGTAAGTTAATATAGAACATAAAAACAATCTTGCCTCGTGTTCTAGTTCTTTATTGTTAATAGCTTGTTCGTGTAATCTCTTTGTTGCAGGGCAGTTTTTCCATAGATTTTCTTTTTCAAACGACTTTTGTTTTTCATTAAAAGCTTTTAACTTACTTGAACCGTACTTATTAAATGACTCTAAAAAATCTTTTGGTTTTGTTTTTTCTTCTTCCATTTGATACGTAAACTGCCTATACCATTCATTTGCGGACAAAGAAAAGACCTGCTCTTGAACAAGATTTTTTCTTTCAATAGAACAATAAGAAACTATGGAATCTATACTTGAATTTAAGATCTCCTTAGGAATAAGGTTTTTATATAAACCGGTAGATTGATGCTTAGATCCAGGTAGGCGCCACATTCTTCTCATATCGTAAACGGCAAAGTCTAAAGATTCTATTAGATATTTTTCTTTTATTTTTGATGCAATATATCTAAATATCTTAGGAAGTTCATTTGTTGGATTAATTCCCAAAGCTACAGCTTCACATTCAATATGAAAACCCTTCTTGCCAGTAAAATATACAAGAACAGATTCTTCTGGAATGAGATTTATTAAATAATTATACAAAAATATAACTTCTTTATGGCACTTGTTTATATCTTCATTGTCTAAATCAAAATAAAGAGAACCGAGCCTACTGCAGTTGTCTATATCTTTTGAATTGTAATGCCAAACGGAAGTATATAAACCAGTATTATTGTGTAGTTTTCTATACTCGTCAATATTGTTCATGTCATAAAAGATCGGGTTGTCGCCCGCCTTGTCTCTTATAACTCTATCAAGAGATGGTACGTATCTGGCGACCTCTACGTATCTCCACTGGTTAAGAAACTTTGTTTCATCATTTGAAAGTCTCATTTTATAGAGACCTTCCCAATCTTTTCGTTGTAATTCCACACAACA